CACTACATTACTCTCTCTTGCATCTACACCCATACGTAAAATAAAAGAGGGGAAAGATACATCTTGTACCCTTCCCCTCGGTTAATAATCGGATTCTACTTAGAACGGAAGTTCATCTCCATCGTCCTCTGCTACACCTGCAGGTTCAGCTAACCAATCAGAATCTTCTGAGATTTCTGTTGTACTTCCTACTGGATCTGGTGTAAGCACTCCTGGTTTGTACTCTCCCCACTCGATACTGTACTCGCCTTTAACCTGACCGTAGTCCTGGTTCATAGCTTTCAAGAACAGATCGTTTCTCTGTGGTACAAGTCTACCGAAGTGACGAGTATAAACTCCCTGATACTTACCATCACGTACAAACACAAGCACTCGTAGCTTATTATTTGTAAGTGCTTTGATAAGCTCTCTAAGCTCTGTCATATCTCCTTCTTCGATATTCTCAAGAGTGTCAAGTCTAACCTCATCGCCAGGAGCAACGTTAGCCCATACTTTTACAAACTCTGTAAGAGTATCAGCACCACGTGCAACCTTGTAACAAGTTTCAGGAGCTTTAAACCAATCCATAAGAGATGAAGTATCTACAGTACCATCTGCATTCTCTTCAGCCCAAGTCTCTTGACCTTGATTGTTAAGCCACTTATACTTACCTGTCTTGGATTTCCAAGGTCCAGGAGTGATAAGTATCTCCATAGGTACAGTTATATCCTCATTCTTAAGCCAGAATACAACTTTCTGCACCTCTCCATTACCGAAATCTACAGTGTAGTTAGGTTCTGATTGATACATGATATCCATAGCGTGTAGCTCATCCAATGTTGGATTTACTGCTACCACACTCATAGCTGTAATACCTGTGTATAGCTTTTTACCTCCAGTAGCTACTTCCTGTTCTGAACTATTTGATTTAATTGCCATTAGTTAAAATTATATTGATTATTATTTTCTTCATTATCCTCTACATTGATCTCTACATACCCATTACTTTGTGCAGTCATTGTTGTAGTTGTAACAGGAGCATTATTAGTAGGCTCCGGTGTAGTAGGTGCAGCAGCAGTAGTTGTACCTTTGAATACAAATGGTAGAACTTTCTTTCTTGCAGGTTTCTTACCTCGTAAAGCAGGATCTTTAAAGATCTGATCGATCATCCACTTCTCAAATGGTCTCACTGTACCATTTTCATCACGGTAAGCAAACTTTTTCTGCATCTGAGTCTTATTTACCCCATTTGCAAGTTCGTTAAGAATCATGTCTACTGTTACCTCTGTTACTACTGTGCAGTTAGATAGGTCTGTTCTCTCAGTTGTTTCAGGGTTCTGAGAATCCCTCATTTCAATACTCATGTTTATAAAAATTAAATGGTTACTTATTAATCAATGTAAATTTTATCCCACTCAAATGGAATCACGCTGTCTTTAAGGTGGGTACAGCGAGAGTTTGCCTCTATACCATCTCTAGAAGAGAAAGAAATCATAAGTTCTTCCTTTTCCCAGTACACATAGCCGATAGCATCTGCTTTCTGTGCAGTTATGGTCTTTAGCTTACCTGTAAGATCAAGATCTTTGACAGCTACTTCCTTCCCTTTCTTCTCAGACATAGCATCTTTTACGTGTGCTACGAAAATTACATGAGGAGCTAAAGTAAGTAGCATATTCATCCACTTCTTGAAACTATTACGCAAGTACAGATAACCTGCACCCTTTGGTAAACTCAATACACTGTCCCACTGGCTCTTTGGAAGAACTTTTAGCTCTCCAGTCTTTGGATCTTGGACACGATTGAAATTTTTACCCATAGGGGTTTTCATATACATTGCTGTAGCATCCCACTCGCACCATGCTTCTAGCTCTGTTACAGTATCGACTGCAACATATTTGTATTTGTGCTCGGATGCTTTTACAGCTTTAATGATATTATGAAGTTCTGTTAGGCTATTAGCCTGCACTTTCATTGCATCAATCTTATTAGTACCCTTTTCCAAGTCTATGATAAGACAATCTTCTAATTTAGAAAGCATGGTTGTCTTACCTATCTTAGGTTTAGAATAGATAATAAGATTCTCTGGACTCTTTGTAGTGCCAGGTACTGGTGCAGTAGGTAATACTATTGCATTTGTGTTTGCCATTATTGTTTAGATTTAGATTTACGTTCCGTAATTGTAAACTTTGCACCGTCAAAGTCATAAGGGATCATACCCAGTATGCCGTCACGGTTCTTTTCAAGGTGTAGTGCAAGTAATCCTCTTGGATCCTCACCACAATACCTTGCTGTAATCCCATAAAGATCATGGGGTCTCTGTATCATCATAACTACATGAGCATCCTGACCTATACTGTCACCACCGAACAGGTCAGATAACATAGGCTGATACTGATTTTTAGCCCTGTCCTCTTTCTCTATATTTCTGTTCAATTGTGACAACAATAGATTTATAGTACCCATGTTAGCCTGCATCCTCATACATGCCTTAGAAAGACTGTTAAGTCTCTTCATCTCTATATCTTCCGTACCAGGAACAAGCCTTGTATGGTCAATAAGGTTAAGGATCTGTACATCAGGATGTAAGTGAGTAAATTTCTCACACGCAGACTCTATAAATGATACATCTTTAGGTTTATTCTGAAAGAATACAGGATACTTTACATACTTAGATACACTATTTATAAATGTTTGAAAGTCCTGTTCACCTAATGTCTTGTCAACTGAATAAAGATCTGACATTTGTTTTCCTGTGTCTTTAGATGCAGTACGCATTATCTGCTGATAACCCGGCATCTCGAAAGACCAATAGAACACAACCATCTTTTTATTCAGCTTTGCAGCGTTATCCAACAGATCAAAGATCAATTGATTACTAAATGCTGATTTACCTGTACCTGGCCGACCTGCTATAATGTACAGCTTACCTGGCTGTAACCCACCTAATAGGTGTCGATTCAGTCTGGGCCAATTAGTAATAAATATATTTCGTAATCCCTTCTTTGCTTTGTCTACAACAGCTATAGATTGTCTTACAGCTGTACGTATAGGTTGGAAACCTAGCTTTTTTAGTACCTCAATCGAGGACTCTTGTGTTTCTTTCGTCATTATCTTCTTCTGCGTTTTCATCAATACCTTCCCACCTTTCCCACATAGACTGGTTCAACCATACATCAAGAGCGTTGAGATATTGTAAATTCTCTCTCTGATGAGCAAGCTGTACTTTAAGTAGTCGTATGATCTTATTATGTAGTAAAGGATCTTTCTTAAGTATACTTCTATACTTATCTTTTGCTTTAGCGTTAGCTTTAGCATCAGGATTAGCTGCGTGAAGAATACGAGATTTACCTGCCACACCTACTTTCATAGGATAAGTACCTATAAGCTCTGCAAATTGTCTGTCAAAATCTGTCTCTATAAGGTCTATGAATTTTTGTCTTACTGCAATCTTATTATCCTCAAGTATTTTAATATAACCTACCTCTTGAAGTTTGTTAAGATTAACCCTTAACTGTATACCTCTAGATACATAATTACTATACTCTTCTTTATGATGCAGTAAAAGAAAAACATATTCGTCAGGAGACAGCTTTAGCCCTATGATATGTTCAATATCAATGTTCATAACTAATTTTAAATGTTAAACTTGTTCGGTTGAGAGATTATGAAGATACTAAATTATTAATCAATATCATCAGATCTTAAGATGAATCTTTCAAACAATTCTATACCTTCAAATTTCTCTTCTTCAAACCTATACTCTGGATTTTGTAACCTACGTTTACCTATCTGTACAAGTGTATCATTACTTATACGCTTTCTAACAGCTCCTCCTGCGTTGTCCAGACTATGTTTTCCTGACTTGTTGTCTTCAATGCGTTCTTTAGCCATTTTTCCTCTTGTGAATTTTGTACATATAATATGATTACACTACCTATTTTCTTTGGATCATTAGGATCTATACGTACAAGTCTCCCTACTCTTTGTATCATAGTAAGAGCCTTACTTGTAAGACCACATATAAGACCTATCTGAGCATTAGGTATATCAAGTCCTTGGTTCAATGCCTTAGTACTACACAGTACCCTAGACTTACCTGACTTAAAATCTTTTAACGCTGCATCTTTGACTTTCTTTGTCTTCTTAGAGTGATAGACAACAGATCCGTCAATAGAATCAGCAAGAGCATCGGTAAAAGCATTATCCCCACCGAACACCAGAATACGGCCATCAGTGCTATTAGCAAATAGTTGCGCGAGTTTGATTTTATTTTCTGCATGATCTACAATTGTTTTACGTTGACGAATAGCCCTATAGAATCCCAGTGCTGCTTGTACCATTTCATTACCATACTTGCTTTTATTTGCAAGTACAGCCTGAGCCATGTTAAAAGCATCAAATCCTAGCTTACTTTTCCAATATCCAAAGTTTGCATTTACAGTTTTGTACTGAGACTTCTCTCCAACTGTAAGATCTATAGCTACACATTTTATCTTGTAAGGAGCTATAAGACCTTTATCTACACACTCATCTATGGTTATAGTATAAACAGGAGGAGCTATCTTTTGCAGTCTTGCCCTGTACAATGGATCTTCCGGGAGTGTAGCTGTAAGAAACATCTTTTTATCAAACCTATCTGTATTGTATAGCTCAAAGCATGGATCAGTGAGACCAAGGTGTATCTCATCACACACTACCACACAATACCTTTCAGTAGAAGCCATGATCTTTTTTACTGAAGCATAGCAGTAGAACTGTATCCTATCTATATACTCTTCTTGACCTATCTTTTTCATTTCCTCTTTGAAGTTATCTTTGAGGTGATCAAAGGGTACAAGTACAAGTGCATCAAGATCAGAGTTATTCAATGCTTCTATTGCAGCAAATACACCTACTCTTGTTTTACCAAAACC